TTCTTTATTCCATGCTCCTGGTTTAGCTGAGAACACAATACTAGCTGCTGAATCAACAAACTTATTTTATGGCTTGAGTTTATTAAGCGACACTCAAGAGATCAAAGTGATCGACACATCTGCAACACTAGGAGATGACAACGTTCGTTTCGTTGCTCGCTTCTCTGCTGGTTGTCAGTATGGAATCGGATCAGAGATCGTGTACAGAGTTAATGCTTAATAACCTATAAATCAATTAATTATGCCAAATTGCCAACTCGTTCGGGGGAGATCCCTGAATTGCAAAGATCAAATCGGAGGGGTGGAGAAAATTTTCTTCACCACCGATTCTCTGGGGGCTTTGACAATTGGATCTGAGGATGAGGTCACAGATATTGCTGGAACCTCAATCACAGTTTTTCAATACGATGTCAAGGGAGCCAATGGACTGGAGACAGCTATCAACAGCAGCCCAGAAACAGGGACAACATTCTTTGAATCAACTTTGACTTTGCAATTGCCAAAGACAACAAAAGAGGATTTAAAAGAGATCAAGATGCTTGCATACTCTCGACCCAGAATTTTCATCCAGACACGAAATGGAGACGTTTTGTTGATGGGAGAAAAATATGGAGCAGAGCTCAGTGGAGGTTCAATTTCCAGTGGACAAAATTTTGCAGATTTCGCGGGAATAAATTTGACGTTTATTTCTCAGGAAGCAACAGCACCTCGATTTGTTGTGTTGTCAGGTGCAACTGCTGATGATCCATTTGCTGGAGAAACTGAAATCACCACAACTGTGGGGACTAACTCATAAACAATATTCATCTGTGTAAGTTGAATTTAATGTGTGAAAGGAGGAGGGGCGGTCTTGATTGACTTGCCCCTTTTTTAATTAAAACAGAACCCATGATCAAACTCGATAAAACAACAGACAACCAGACAATCTCATTCATTCCCAGATATTATGTTGTTGGTGCACAATACAACATCAAAATCACAACAGAGGGAGAGGACAAGGTGATCCATGACCAGAATGTGACTGGACTCACTGCTGAGAAATATTTCTATCAATACACAGCTGCATTCAATTTCAGACTTGACACAACATATCAACTCGAAATCACAGAAAGCAACACCCTGATTTTTCAGGACAGAATCCTGGTCACAAATCAGACAGGCGACTATTCTGTCAATGATCAGGTTTTCACATACAAAACCACACAAAACAATTCAACAGAAAACAAATTCAAAATGTACTCATGAAAGATTCAAACATTCACGTCATCGAATTATCGGCATATACTCGACCAGAAATCACAGAATCAAAACAAAGGGACTGGATTCACTTTGGTGATGACAACAATTTTCCAAAATATTTGATTGACAGATACGTCAACTCTCCATCAAACCACACAATCATCAACTCGATTGCTGCTCAGGTTTATGGAAAGGGGCTTGATGCCTTTGACAAATCACAAAAGCCTGATGAATATGCAGCAATGATCAACATGTTCAAAAAGAAAGATTTAAAACGTCTGATTTTAGATCTCAAGATCCTAGGAATGGGAGCTCTCCAGGTGACCTATAAAGGAAAACAAGTTGACCAGGTCACACACTTTCCAATGGAGACCCTCAGACCAGAGAAATGCAATGACAAAGGAGAAATCGAAGCCTGGTTTTATCATCCAGACTGGGAGAAAGCAAAACGAAATGACAAGCCTCTGAGGATTCCAGTGTTTGGATCAGGAGCATCGAATGAGATTTTCATACTTGGAAGATACATCTCATCAATGAAATATCTGTCCCTCCCTGATTGGATGGGATCAGCGGCATATTGTGAGCTCGAGGAAAATATTGCTGACTATTTATTGAACACAGTCAACAATTCATTCTCAGCGAGTAAAATGATCAACTTTCCAAATGGAACTCCATCCAGGGACAAAATGGTTGAGATCAAAAATGATGTTGTCAGAAAACTTACATCACAACATGGAGACAAAATCATTGTTTCATTTTCAGAGAACAAAGAGACAGCTCCAGAGGTGATTGATTTACCGATCCAGGATGCTGCTCAAACATATGAGTATCTCAGCGAGGAATGTTCCAGGAAAATCATGATCGGACACAGAGTGACCTCTCCTTTGCTTATTGGATTAAGAGATGGAGCATCTGGACTCGGATCAAATGCCGATGAGATCATCAACGCTTCCAGGCTATTCACAAACGTCACGATCAGACCATACCAGGATCAGATCATCGATTGTCTTGATGAGATCATGGCTATCAATGGATTGTCCCTGGACATGTATTTCAAAACTCTTGAGCCACTAGAATTCAGAGAAGCAAACAACGTGATCACTCAAGAGCAGGAAGATTCGGAAACAAACATTGACACACCAGTTGCTGAGGTTTCATCAGGTGATGATCTCCAGGACAAAGCTGCATCATACAATGGAGCACAAATTGCATCTGCTTTGTCAATCTTGCAAAATGTAAAAGAGGGAATTTTGAGCGAGGATCAGGCGATTGTCTTTCTTGTTCAGATGCTCCAGTTTGACATTGAGGTTGCCAGATCTATGTTCCAAGGGAATGCAGTTGAGGAGCTCTCTCTGGCAGTTGCAAAAAAAAAAGATGAAAGACCACATCTGAGCGATGAAGATGGACTGAGCCTCTTTGAGCAGCTCCAGGAGTTTGGCGAGGACATTGACTCGAATGAGTATGAAATGATCGGAGCTGAAACAACCCAGGATGAGCCAGAGGATTTCGATGTTGAGGCATATTTAAACGGAATGAATTTCTCAGCAAACCAGGATTCTGCTCAGGATGGCGAGAGATACAAAGTGAGATATCGATATGTCTCAGGAACAAACAGATCAACAAAGGGAGGAAGCTCCAGAGAGTTTTGCAAATCAATGCTGAAACTTGACAAACTATATCGCAAAGAGGACATCTCTCAGATGAGTTTCAAAGGGATCAACAAAAGCCATGGACACAAAGGGAGAGCCTATTCGCTGTTTCGCTTTGGTGGCGGGGTAAATTGCTCACACATATTCCAGCGAGTCGTTTTTCGAAAGCGTTTTAAAAAGGACGGAACGCTCTGGGGTGGTGATGCTTTGGCTGGGACAAACTATGTCAATGTGAATCAAGCTGTCAGAGAGGGTTTTAAATTGCCAAAGAACCCAAAAGAGGTCGCTCAGGCAAATTCAACCAGGAAAGACAAAGGTCATCATCCAAACTGGAAAGGATAACAGTTGACCGATTTGTCGTCTAATAAATAAGAAACAACTAAATGAAATCACTATTCATCAATGACAAAGATGTGAAAACATTCACGTCAATCAATGGCAACCTGGACATTGACAGATATGTCAACGCTGTTTATCTTGCTCAGATCACTCACATTCAATCAATGCTGGGGACTGATCTGTATGAAAGATTATCAACAGACATTGAAAATGACACTTTATCTGGAGCATATAGATCTCTCCTGGAGGATTATATCAAACCAGTTCTCATCCACTATTCAATGGTTGAGATGTTGCCTCGAATTGCCTATCAAATTTCAAACAAAGGCATATTCAAGCACCGATCAGAAAACTCGGAGACTGCAAGTGCAGACGAGATTGACGACATGATTGAGAGAGAAAGATCAGCAGCACAATTTCACGCTGATCGCTTTCTCGATTATATAAGAAACAATACAACAACATTTCCAGAATATCTGTCAAACAGCTCCAGTGATTTGCATCCAGATCACACCAGCTATTTCACAGGATTTGTTCTGGACTAATATGATAAAAACAATTGGCAAACAACGTGAACTTCGGAGAGGCATATGTCGTCTCAAATTGGGGAGAAAGCCCTGCAAAGCATTTGAAAACAATCATTGCAACTGCAACAATAGGACTCCAGGCTCTTGTCAGACTAACAATCGACACAACAAAAATCCTTATATCATCAATACTCACAAAAATTGATCAAACTTTAAAAATTTAAAATGGCACAAATTGACTTGAATCTCGGAACATCTGCAAACTCAAATGATGGAGACACATTGAGAGGTGCAATGCAAGCAATCCAAACAAACACAACAGAGCTCTTTGCAAAAGGAGTGACTCCTTTGTATTCAACAATCTCTGATCTCCCTGCTGCATCTGATCATCATGGAATGTTTGCACATGTCCATGCAACTGGAGGAGCATATTTTGCTCATGCTGGATCCTGGATCAAAATACAAGCTCAAGTCACTCCGACAACTGTTGTGAAAAATGCGTCAAATGTCTTTGCGGTTGATTTATCAGACAACATCAATTTCATTCTGGAAGCATCTGGAGTCTGGGCAATCACTGTGACAGCTGCTGCTGATCAAGTTGGACAGGCTGGAAATATAATTATCAAAAACACAGCAGTCACAACACCTGCATCATTGCCCTCAAATCTCAAAACTCCAAACGGATCGACAATTGCATGGCAAACAGATTCAGGAGACGTGGCAATCATCTCATATTTTGTTGTCGACACATCAACAATTTTAGTCAATTACATCGGAAATTTCAGCTAGGAAATGAAACACATCGGATTCCAGAACATTCACAAATTCAATACAGCCACTCAGGTGAGCACAACTTTTGTGACTGACAAAGCAACAGCAACAGCCTGGCAAACATCCACAAACACCAGCTCTGCTGTCACCACGTCAACAACAACCACGAGCAACTGGACAACTCAGTGGCACACATCCACAAACACAACAACAACCTGGAACACTTCATCGACTGTTGTTTTCAATACATCGAGCAGCTGGACAACTAGCTTTTCGACATCAACAACCTGGAGCACATCATCAACAATCCAGACACTGAAATCAACATCAAGCTCATTCAACACATCTGCTGCTGGATCAACAACCTGGACAACATCTGTCCCGATGTCAAGGTCGACTCACTACTATGCCTCTACTTCCTACTATGCATCGACTGGATACTATGCCTCGACAGGATACTATGCATCGACATACAAAACGAGGAGCACGCTCAAGAGTCACAATACAACAAAATATCAAAATCAAAACTACTCAGCGACAACGTCCTATACTGCATCGACATCCTACTATGTGTCGACTTCCTATTCTGCATCGACTCAATACAGCAGGACAACATGCACCTATCCAGGATCAGGTGGCGGTTTTGGTGGTGGATTTCAATGTTTACCAACAGGAACACAGATCAATATCAGCACAACTGAAACAAAATCAATTGAGGATCTAGTTGTCGGAGACACTATCATATCAAAAGGAGGAGGATTCAACACTGATGATCACATGAAAATGCATGAATACAGTGTCAAGAGTTTGACTGGACATCTGAGAGAAACAACAATCACAGCACATTTTTCAACTGAATCAGATGACAATATCAATTTCAATAATGGGCTTTTAATTGCAACAAACAAACACTATCACATCATGAAAGTCGATGACAGATGGGCGGTGAGACCGATCTATGTTGCACAATTATATCTCGAAGCAGGGAAACAGGTTTTTTTCTACAATATAGATGGGACAGAAATTGAGATCACCTCAGCAGTTTCAGACACAACACCGATTCAAGTGTGGGAAATTGACACAGAGCCTGATGACGTTTATTTTGCAAATGGACTTTTGACTCATAACAATAAAAGAAAATAAAATATGGGATGTTATCAAACATACTGGAACGTCAACACAGCAAAAAGTCATAATACTTTAAAAAGCCACAACACCACAAAAAGTCACACGACATCCTGGTCAGCATCTGTCGCATACACTGCATCGACATCATACTATGTTTCGACTGGATACTATGCAAACACATACAAAACACACAGCACATACAAAACACACAACACCATAAAGAGTCACAACACGATTCATTATTATACAACATCCTGGAACAGCTCCAGATCAACATCAAGCTCATTCAACACAACTTTTGCAACAAACACCACATTCAACACATTAAAAAACACTCTCACATCCTGGAACACATCAAGCTCCTGGACAACACAGAGAACAACCTCAACAACGTGGCAGACATCATCTTATCCACTTGTCAGCACATCAACTCAAAAGTTGACAAACACTCTTTATCAAAGAGCAACGTCATCATCATGGGTCACTGCCTGGCAAACATTGTATCCGATTGTCCAAACATACACAGCAGTCAGAAACACAAACACAAACACAACAGTCAGCACAACAATTGACACAACAAAATTGACTGATTTTTACAATTAAATAAAATTTACACACATGGAAATGTTCAACCCAAAAGTCCTCAAAGAGAGAATCGGACATCTTAAAAAATCAAAGAATCTGGAGCCACTCAAAGAGGTCGAGGAGTATGTCCTGGACAAGCTCAAAGATCTAGGAATTGAGCCATCATATGATGTCATCGCTCAAGAGATGCCATACTTTCGGACAATGGGGTACACGTCTTATGCAACCTGTTTTTTGTTTCAACCCTTGAATGTGCAATTCAGATCTCAACAGATGAGAGATGCATGGGATGATCAGGATCATGAGATCAAAGATTTTGCATCTTATTTCAAAGACAATGTCAATCAAAAACTAGCAAACAAATATCAAGACAGAGACCAGGACACAGAGAAATATCCTGTCAGAGAGTACCTGGTTGTCCTCCCTGGCTCAAATAAGATAAAAGACAAAACCTGTCTCAATAAGTTGAAACACATTCACAAAACACATGGAGACAAAGTCTGGTTCAAACCTCATCCGATAACAACTCACAGAGTGATCGGAGAGCTCAAAGACATTTTCGGAGAAGACAACATTTTGCCCAGAGAAATTGACATGTATCATTATTTAAAATTTTCTCTCAAGGTTTACACAACCCACATCAGTGAGTCAGCAATGTATGGTGTTGCCCTGGGAAAAGAGATTGAGCCGATTGACGTGATGAACGGGATTGAGATGGGGTCATTCTATTCAATAAACAGATTCCTTTTTGAATACCAGGATAATGGAATTGAATGGATCAACAAAACACTCAGCTCTCCAAAATCTGGATTTGTGTGTCCAGCTCTGGATGAGAACTGGAAAAACACTGTCGACACATATCTTGAATATACACAAAAAAGGAGATTGAAATTTGAGTCCTGGTATATCGACCAGAACCCGAAAAAAAATAATAAGAAATAAAATGGACAACAATTCGACACCTTTAATCATCAACGTTTTTGCTCTCATCTTTTCCTCTATGCCCGAAATAAACGGACTCCTCCAGACTCTTGTCTTGATTTTATCAATTGCAGTGAGCATTGTTCATCTGTATAAATCAACTAAAAAATGAATTTAAAATATTTTAAAAATGAGGAATTTGATGACAAGGATTTGCCTGGTTCTTGGGTTAATATGGATCGGAAGTTTGTCGAGTTGTGTGACCTGGCGAGGAGCAAATGTGACTTTCCCTGGAAAATCACTTCTGGTTTCAGAACACAGGACACACTCAATCGACTCATTGCTCAAGGCTATAAA